AAGCTCTGAGTAAACGATGGTCCTACTTGAATTGATTCTGTGACAATATTGGTAGCAGAAATATCACCAGAATAAGTAGGAAGATAGTTAGCGACATTGGCGTTAGAGTAATTTCCAAGCGGTAAATTTGTTATTTGACTTCCATCACCAACAAAGAATCCAGTTGTAGTGATATCACCTTCAGAATTTACCGGACCAACGTTTAATGTGTCGGTTGAATTCTCAAACAGAACCGGCCTAGAATCCACCAACAGAGTACCAGTATTGCTTGTGCTAAGCGGTATACCACCAATATAAATTGTTGAATTACTTACCCACAATTCTTTCCATTGATTAGAAACATTGCCTAAAGTATAAACGCCATTAGCAACCGGTATAATATCACCAGCTATCTGTATATCAGATGCAAATGTAGCTAAACCGACAACATCAAAATCTCCGAGAATTTCCACCAGACCGGCAGTGCTGTCATCGTTAATCGGGTCAAGATATAATATCCCATCGTTAGTAGATATAGTATTAGTATGAACTTCGGTAGCAACAACGATATCAGCGACGATATCCCCATTGTAAACAGGAAGATAATTAGCTACGTTAGCATTTGAATAATTGCTACCACCACCAGCAATATTGGTTAAGAAGCCACCATCACCGATAAAGAACGCAGCATTGACGTTTGCAGAAGTATTGATATTGGTTGATACTAAGTTACTACTTAATAAAGAAGTAACATTGGCATTACTGTATGCACCAACAATAGAGCTATATCGGATATTATTGACGTTGCTGCCATCGCCATACAAATATTGTGCATTTAGATTATTGGCACGAACATTACTTACGTTGTTGGGTAAGTATGTTGGCATAAAACTTGCAACATTGAGATTAGAGTAGGCACCCACAATAGAGGCATACCTAATTCCAGTGATGTTACCACCATCACCTACAAAAAATATTGAGTTAACAGTATTTGAGCAATTTAGATTCTGAAGATTCAGTGTGCTAACATTGTTTTCAACCAATACGCGATTGCCATTAGAATACAAGACATTTGATATTGATTGAATGGGTGTTGAATTTACATATAATGTTCCACCAACCCAAGCCTCTCGCCATTGCCTCTGTGCATTACCAAGTGCGTATAAGTTATTGATACTCGGTATTACATCAGTGGATATATTGGATAATAATACATTACCGATGTTGAGATTGGATAGATTGCGACCATCACCATAGTAGTAATTTGCTGTTACATTACCAGATACGTTTGCGCTATTTGCTGTTAATACGTTTAGATTGGACGATGATACTACGGTCATTGAATCAAGGAACAATCTACCAGAACCGGCGATTCTTACTTGCCCAACACCGGTCGGAACTAATATGATATTCCCAGAAGTATACGGAGTTCCAATAGTAGTATTTGAAAATATAAGATTACTATTAGAAATCTTATTTAATGATTGATCTACGTATTGTTTATTAGTAGCATCAGTATTTGCAATCGGAGGACCGATATTAGACAGAACCGCGCCATTAAAGGAAATATCACCAACCGACGGTATAACAATGTTACCGATAGTAATGTTGGCGACAGTAACATTGCCAGATATATGAGCATCACCAATGACATCAAGTGCGACATTTGGAGTAGAAGTGTTTATGCCAATCCTATTACCGACAATATCCAAATAAAGAAGCGTAGAATTAAATGATAAATTCGCGGTTCTTTGTAGATTATTGTTTAAAATTCCACCTAATACGTAATCTAGTGCCATATTACTACCAATCTTCTACGCGAAGCTATGAATGACATTAAACGGTATACCATCGGGTGGTGGTTCAATGAAAGTGATTCGCTTGGTTCCATTTACAGAATAGGCATTAGATGCTTGATATACGTATCCCATAAATACCAAAATCTGATCTGCCGCAGCAACCGTTTGAGTCATCATAAACGACGTTGAGGTTCCATTTCCAACAAAATTATCAACAACGTAAGTGATACCCGAGGCTGTGCCCAAAACTTGATATGATGCACCATCATAATATTCAATAACTGCCGATGATGTGTTGTAGCGAATCAATCCAGTGAGTGGATCAAACGGACGCTCAGATGTAGTTCCACTCGGCAACACAATACCAGAACTACCAGATTGTAATTGACGACTCTTTACAAAATAGCCCATTATACGCTCGTATATGATGTAACAACATTCACAACAGAATCAATATCTGCATCCGAATAAATCATATCACCAGGGGCAAGAATTAGTTTTTCATTGCCGACATAAATTTGATAGGTATCATACGGTGGAATCTGAAGCAAAGAATACACCAAGCAGCTATTGGATACCGTTTCACCCGCTGGCACGACGTACATATTGATAGTAACTGGTGTTGCCGAATGATTGCAAAAACTCATAAAAGTAATCGCGGTATTAACAACGCTAGTAAAAATCGGTTGAGTTGTTATTGTGACAAGATTAACGGATGTAGCCATGTTTTAACCTAAAATATAATACTGTATAAAAGTGCTTGCTTCGCTGTGATAAGCTCTTGAGAATCACCAGATGGAGATGTTACATATAATCCACTGTTTCCAAGATTGGGCGTATTACCATAAAGCGCATGGGCATTTGCTATGCCGATTGGATCAACTGATTGTTCTGCAAAATACTGATACCCGTTTATTGAGGCAGACTGAGTGATCGGATTGAACGTAAAATCACTTGACCCACCAAATGCACCATTATTATTAAACTGAACAGCCATATTTGCGCCCGATGGATGACCGTCTGCGCCATCACCAAACGGTGCATACGGTGCAATTTCTGATCCATCACTGGTAACATCTGAGCTTGCTTCCCACCTGTTTTCAAAAACATTAAATCTCAATCCGGCCCATGAATTAGGCGAAATTTGAGCCAGCATACCCATGTAGTTGATAATACCGGGATTATGGTCTGCCACCGTTAAAAACGCACCAGTACAATTTAGCTCACCAAATACCTCGGTATTTGCATTGATTACTAAATTACCTGCACCATTTTTACAAGTGATGACATAATCGCTGTTTGTGTTTTTTACTATTGCCATGAATACCTTTAATCACGAAGATAAATGTATTTATCTTTTTCTTGCAATATCATTTCTTGGCAAAAGTCAAGAATTCCTGTATAGTGATATGCGATAGATTTTTAATTAAGTTCAATTCTGGTATAATAGCTGTTGTATGCCCATAAACGCGAATAAAATTACACTCATGACTTGTCTGCATTATCTGAGTAAGTTGCTTAACCCAATTTCCAGCATACGTGGGTGATGAACCAATCGCTTTGTAAAATTCAGTACCAGCATAAATGTTATTAAATTCATTTTTATCATCTGGTCCCATATCAAAACCAAGTAGATAGATCGTCGTGCATCTATCATCAATAGCAATCGCAACTGCATTTGGCCCAGAACTAAATGTATGGTGAAGAACTGTTTTACCACCCAACCCAATAATTGGTCTTCGTGTATAAAATCTATTCTTCAAAGCATATTCACTATTTTGTATTTTATCGGCAATCAGTTTATCGGTAGCCACCAATACATCGGGAATAATTTCAGTATAAAGAGAATTGCACCCATATAATTTTCCTTTTGTTTTGATTTGAGTTAAATCCAAACTTTTCCGACTGATACCATTACCCAATACAAATGCTGTGTTCATTTGATTACTTATCGGGCAAAAATAACCCCGAATAAATCGGGGCTATAATGATTACCTGATAATTTAATATTAGGTATACTTGTCCACTTCGGCCATTGGCACCAAATTTTGTTGATCTGGTGTATTGGCTTGATTGGGAGTACCGCTTTTTTGCATTGTTCCGTCCGGTGTGAAGAAGTTCGCAATCCAGCGTTCGTTGTTTTGCACTTGTTCGTAGTCCCACACATTACCCGCATTAGCATTGCCACCGACCTCGCCACCAGCAAAGTCAAATAGAAATTTATTTGTTAATTTGCTGATATACTGAACCGTGGAAGTGCTATCAAGGAAACCGATACTCATGTTGCCCACAGTCGGATTGGCGGTATCGTCAAGAACGCAAGAACCCACAAGATATGCAGTACCCGTTCCAGTACCAGCGGCAGTACAAGTGAATACATCCCAAATATTATAATTAACGCTTGCACCAAATGATTGCCATGGTGTATTGCCTGTAGTGGCAATCATATAAGCTGCACCAGGAATCATGGCCGTGGCTGCAACAGGCGTTAGATCAGCTACCATATATTTGCGCGAACCCTTCTGACGAATAATTGCGCCCGGTGCAACACCAGCGCCAGTTCCGTTAGGTAGAGCTACATTTACAGTAATGGCCACGATAGGGTAAGCAGCAGACGTTGCTGGGTTCGGCACACCACCGACTACACCAGTCCAAGGTGGTGTAATAAGGCTACCAGCTGGTGTGACAGCGGTGCCTGGATCCATCGCAATAAACGGTGGATAAGCGATATCTACGGGAACCGGAACACCGTTGCCCGCTGTGGTTGATGTTCCGTTATCCCCGGAACCTGGTGAATACTTCTGTACTTTTAGAGGACGCAACGTTGTTCGCGCAGAGACGTTAATTCCGCACCGCTTTGATTTAATCAAAACTGCTTACAGTTACCTGTAAGATCAGACTATATCTTGATCCCGGAGGGATCCTACCCATTTCCACTCACTTGAGTGTACGCCTTTCGGCTAGTCGTTGAACCTTCCTCTCACGAGGCTTGGCTGCTGATTGTCCCATTAGGAGTTCCCAGCAATTAGAGCAGTTATCACTAGATATTACTATCTGGCGGGGCCAGCCGACCCATGATTTTATCTCCTTTTGTTTATAATGGCGGTTCTATTCGCCTACGAGGTGGATTAATACCCCATAAACCGACCTATTCGGCAAATGTATTTATCTTTTTACTCGTTTTACCATATCTGACACCCGGAACTCTATTTGGATTATTTTTACAACTTCTCTCATGAATAGCTATGTTATTGTAAGCTACCATCCTATCACACATAGAACATTGAATTTTTGAAAACGTATTACCAGTGCCTGGTCCAGCCACTCTATTTGGATTCTTGGCACAAGTTCGTTCGTGTTGGGGCATAGCGGAACTTAAAACTTCTCTGTCACAAAATTTACATGACAACATTTTATGCGACGAGGGTTTAGGATCAGGATTGCGTTTACAACTTCTTTCATGTTGTTGTGCCTGATTTATAGTAAATTCGTCACCACAATACTGACATTTAGTGTATTGATATGTTTTTGTTCCATATTCTCTGTCAATATTTTTGTCACAATGTCGTTCATGAAATTGAAGGTGAGCATATTCGTTGCCGCAATATTGACACAATTCCTTTTTTCTCGGAGGCACTGGATCTTCTTGTCCGCCGCATTTGTGTTTCAGGTTTTCCAAGATACCAGTTCCTTTTGATATTCTTCCGAAAACTTGAATTATTTTTTCCTCGATATCTCTGACTTCCTTTTTTGTCAATCCATCAACCACGAAGATAAATTCACCGCTTATAGGAATTCTCACTCTATGATTTTTGCTAATTATTCTTTTAGGTTGTCCTTCTCCGACGTAACGAATGCTGTACTTCGGACCGTGTTTATCGGATTCCTCTCGCAAGTAAACATATACACAATAATCATTAAGATTCTTCCAATGAGTGTATTGCTTCCAAGTAGATATAATATCATTCACATCGTGAATGAATAATGGAGCTTTCTTTACTGGCTCCCAGTTTAGGGTACTAAATAGCATTGCTGATGTCCTCCTATGACATTAGAATGAGCGGACACGCCAATGTCGCGGCTCATACTTATTTATCTGCGTTTAGTATCTTTTTAAAAAAATTGATCAAGGACAACAACCCAAGTTAAAATAAGAATCATTGCGAATGTAGAGGCATGACCAATTGGCTCCGATCCGGTGAGTTCAAGTATTTGCCAGCCAACAGCGAAGGATAGAATACCCACCAATGCTTGAAGAAGAATCACTCTTAGAATTTTTTTTTATAATTTTCATTTGGTATTTAGCAGAATAATATTGACATTCTCAAATCATTCTGTATAATTCTCGCCATACCAACCAACGAGGAAGCAACAATGAACACAGCCATTACCAAACTGAAGACACAATGCAAGACAGAGAAAGGCCACTACGGTGATATCTACTATCGTGGTCAGCACGGAACGGCTAAAATTGTTCGCGATTCCAAAAATTGGAAGGTATATTGGTTTGAGCCAAATACACTAAAATCAGAAGAATCATACACCTTCTCATCAAAGAGAGAAGCAACCTTCTTCTCGCTTCAATGCGCAGTAAAGGGTTACGTGTAACAATATCACAAAAGAAGGGGCAAACGAATGTTTGCCCCATGTCCTTGTTATTGTAGCATCTTCCCTGATTCAAGTATTTATCATTTTTTACCACAAAAAATCACAAAGGTTGATTATCCGAACTGTTCGTGTTACAATAATCATGATAAATAATCAAAGGAGAACATTATGTCTGTGGATGCCCAAGAGTTAGAACGTATTATACGTGTTCAAGTAGAGCTAGAGTCGGTAAGACGTGATTTCAGCATACTATCTGATAGATTCGGCACACTCTCAAATCATGTAGATTCGCAGATCAACACTTTAAGTGAAAAAATTGATACCAGGGTGTCAGCATTGGATGCGAAGATTGATAGTAAGTTCAATTGGATTATTCGCATTTTGGGTATAGGTATTATCTCTATCATCCTTGGACTCGGTTGGATAATCATAAATGATAAACATGTTTCGTTTCAAGATAATACTCCGCCAGCCAATCATCGTTAGATGCAGCAAAGCCCCTTAATTGGGGCTTTTCTTTTGATAAATAATCAATGAGGATAAAAGAATTACTCTTAGAATCTGGCATCAAGCCAAGAAGAACCTACTACGACGACGTTGGTGGAAAAATTATCATTACACCTGATCCCGAGACCAGCGTCGTAGGGACACATTTTAGTATATCATATATCTTGGCATCCCCGCCTGTCATACCTTCACTCGGTGTCCTACCTCGTTTGGTAAGACCTCGTTTTATATCCAGTAGACTTCTTGAGTTCTACGTTTCATCGGTATCTCAATGACTCACAAATATAATCTGCGAGAATTGAGGTTATTCATACCTCCACGTGCATTAATTCGGACGTACCCCGCCCTATTGCTGTTAGGCCCTGCGATCTTATTAATCGCTACAATTACGAGCATATACTACCCGGGCATCCCATGAGTGCTTATTTCATCACTCAATTGCTACGCCACTGTTTTTATTTATCAGTTCTTCAACTGATGTGATAATTTTATCATTACTTGACCAAGAAGTCAAGTGTTTTTTTGAAGGAGAAACGGCGGGGATAACCACCTCTATGCCCCAAAACGTCCTGCTACACAATGACTCGCCGAATATGCGTTTGGGGGGTCGTCGTACATCCTTGTACTCCTTCAACGAAACAATGGCTCGCTTCTACAATGTCGGTCCAAGAATTCTAGGATATGACACACATGGTCATAAAGGACTAATCGCCACGGAGCCTCATTTACACATTCTACAGAGGAACAAAAATCTCGGATATCTCAGAGCAGCACACGATCTTACCTACGTTCAAGCATTTGAACTGTTCACCGATGCATTAGAAGCTATAATCAAGGACTACACAATGAAAAACAAGGATAACAAAAAGATAACAGAACGAAGCAACCAAAGTGAAAAAACTCTAACAGATTTCAATGGCAGTCAAGTTAGATTCAA